ACATCTTGATTTGATACTTTCGAGCTTATATCTGGAATACAGACTAGCTCTGGGCGTGGTCTTGATAAAGGCATCGCCTACTCCTTAACTAACTTGCGTCACCCGAGCCGTGCCAGCGGTGGCGAAGATGCCACCTATTAGGCCAGTATAATTGGATGGGACCTCAAAATAGTCTCCAGAGGCAAGACGAACTGTGTACAGGCTGGTCGATGTTGTGGCTGTGCCTAAGGTAATATGCAGATTGCCTGCACCCTCATTGAACACTTGGCAACCCAGCCTGCCTGTACTTGATGTAGCAATCGTTCCGTAGCTAGTGCTGGTAAATGTAGTCGGACCTGTTCCACCAGTTGTTGCGTTGGGCAATCGAATGCCATCGGCAACATCCGCTTGAAGCGTGGTTAGTAACGCTTCGATGTCTCCAAGATTGACATTGATAGACGCGGTTCCGCCGGTAAGCGGACCAAGGCTAGAGATGATTTCCTCTATCTGGCGGCCCATGATTTACTCCTTACGGAAGGTCTTTGTACAAAGCGAACGGACCACCACTAACATATATGAATTGCGTAATGTCACCATGGAGTGTTGATCCATGATAGAACGCAACACTATTGTATGCAGTTCCGCTAATTGTAACAGTTCCGGTCCCCTGGGTAAGCGCAGTGATGGCGTCAAAGTTCCCAGTGCTTGTTGAGGCACTGGAAACAATTGCCGTCCCGGCCTCGCCAAGGACGAGTCGAGATGATGTGCGGGACATACAGTTTAGCTGTAGACCGGGATCTTGTACGAAGTGCCGTTGAGACGAACCGTAATTCCCAAGGTCGCAGTACCAGAGACAAAAGTCCCGGTGGTTGCGGTCGTGAGGAATTCCAGTGCTGTGGCTTCTAGCGCGGCATCAATCCGGATAGGTTTGCCTTTTGCTCTTAATTCGCGACGAATATTAATATCACTCATGGATCTAATTTCCTATGTTTTGCCCAAACTTGTTTGATTGTATCGGCTTTATGTCTTGGGCGGAACCTTGAGCCGAGTTTTTGTTCTAACGCTTGATAACCTTTTAGAATGTTGCGACCGTCCATGGCCGCTGGATGATATGCTGGTTCTGAACCACAATTAACAAGTGTGAAGCTAGAGGGAAAGTTGCGTCTTTTTAGCTTACTTGGGACGTTGTCCCTTTCGTCTACCGGACGCTCGAGCGTAACGACGCCCCCGGTGTCCCTGTCTTCATACTCGTAAAGTGGCATCAGTCTTCCATCATTTCCCCACCGTCCATCTTGACGGCTTCATTCCTAAGACGTTGGCCTTCGGTTTCAACTTCTGGAGATTCTTTTTCCATCTCTCCTTCAGCTTCGCTTACGCGAACCATGGCAACGCCTTCTTTGATCTCAACAACTTCTCCGGTCAACTCAACCATATCGCCAACCATAGGCTCGGCCTGTTCGGTCTCTTGCGAGATGGTTAGATTTTCAATCGGAATATTTACCATGTTAGTCATTTTTGACCCCTTGCTTTTAGGCTCGGGCCCGGGGAGATTTTTGCCTCCCCGGACCTTCGCTTCGGGCCCGATCATTAGTACGATCGCGCCCATGTTAATTAGCTGACTTCAGAACGACTAAACACGACTCGGTAGAACGCTCCGTTCAACTGAACCGCAGTGTAGTACGTTTTGACGGCAACCGAGGTGATCAGATTGAGGGGATCGGACTTGTCCGCTCCGTCTGCAATCAGAACCTTGGGGCTATAAGGCGAATCCCCTGTGAGGGAAGGTACGCCGAATGCCTGGTCACCGAGCACGATGTTCGCCAAGAATGGCGCTGTGCTGGAGTTATAGGACGCTGCCGCAGTGCCAGAGATGGCGTTAGCGGAGGCAGATCCAAACGACAGAATGTTGTGCGACAACAGAGTCTTCACTCCGTAGTACGTGCCAACTTCGCCTTTCAGCAAGCTATCCGTGCCCGAGTAACGATGAGCCTGGATATAGTCGTCATCGTTGAGGATCGAACGAGCAGTACGAGGATCTGCAACCAGGATGTAACCACCCTTGATTGTAGGAGCCTTGTCAACTCGGAGAGCAGTCACGGAATCGAGCAAGTCGAGGGCCGTGAAGGCCGAGTTAGCTGCTGTCGCGGCAATGAATGCCGTCGAGTTGCTGTTCTGCGCGTAGCGAACCGAGGTCGACAGAGTGCCAGTTCCGGAGGTAGTTCCGGTCGTGAGCACACGGTGGACGAGTGTGTCGGCATGCAACGCATGATCTTCTGCCAGTTGAGTCGTGGCTTGCGCCATAGAATCAAATAGGTTTGTGGCTTGAAGAATGTCGCTGAGTTTGACCAAGCTGGCGAATTGCTGGAGGGTCGCTCCAACAGTCGACAATGTCAATTCGCGTTCATTTCCACCAGGGTTTGTGCCTTCCGAGGTGATTTCGATAATCTTGCTGATGCTAGGATTATCGTAACGGAAGAAACGAATCTGTTTATTGCCATTCTTCCGGGGAAGAGCTGCTTTCATTCCGAATTGTTCCATCTGAAGGATGGGCAATTGGCGTTGGAGTAATTCTTTTGAGAAATACTCTTGGTAGGCCGCGGCGAGCGAGCCAGAGGTTACTAGTGCCATATAATTTTATCTCCTGTGTCTAAACCCTAGTCAGCATCGTCAAATTCAACCGCCATTCGGCGGAGCTCGGCACCTTGTTCAGCTACGGATAAATCCCTAAACTGCTTCTTCGGCGCCGGTGTTGACGGTGAGCCAACTCCAGGTTGTAAACGTTTTTTGAACTCCGCATTTTCTTTGCGGAGCTTTTCGACTTCATCTGCTAATCCGGTTGAGTTATCCGTTTTAAGGGCAAGTTGCGCAATCTCTACGGCATCGACAATGCCGTCAGGATACTGACGAAGAACAGATTTTGTATTGAGAAGATCGGAAACTTTCTTGTGGAGGCTTGAATTTGCATCCTTTAGATCTGGATGTCTTTCGACCATTTTTGTCAAATTGTCGTTCCACGCCTTCTCGCCAATTTCCTTTACTTTTCTTTCCTGTTGCTCTACTTCGTGCTTCTCGACTTCCTGCGCTCTCTTGTTTGCCTGCTCGGCTAAGTCTTCTCGACCTTCTTCCCGGAACTGCTTCGCAGCGTTTCGGTAGTCTGTCGCGTCAAACTTGCCTGCCGGTCTCTCTTGGTCGGTCTTCCTTGCCTCTTCGCGTTCGCGTAGGAATTCATTGCGATCGCGCTCCAGACTTTCCTTCTCAGCCTTAGATTCCGCCTTTGCTTGCTGAATGGCTTCCCATTCTTTCTGCTGGCGATTCTTTAGCTTCTCGTACTTGCTGGTTTCCTTGGCCTTGTCGGATGACTCAACCGGACTCTCAGACTGTGTCGTTGTTAAAGAACTATCACCTTTTTGATCCACAACTTCGGTTGCAGAAGGCGAATTTTCTGTTTTAGGTTCTGTCGTCGACGTGGGGTTCGACTCGGTCTTCTCCACTGGTTCCGACGTTGGCTCCGCTTCCGTTTTCGCTTCCACTTTATCTGGAGGGATCATCCCATCCTCAATCATGGCCGCTCTTCGTAACGATTCCGCCGTCAGTTCTATTCCATTACCCATGCTAACCCCTTCCTACTCCAGCCCCGAGATGGTTAACAATCTCAGGCGGGATTGTGACTAGTCTATGTACTCCGCGGGAAACCTCTAGTCGTCTGCCCCTCCCGCGGGATGAGTGGCATCAATTCCAAGGGAATCGATAATTGCCACTGCAGATCTGAAACCTATTGCAAACCCACACGCTGTCAAGTCGCCTTTTTGAACTGCGCTAGAATCCTGCCTAATGGTCATGTTTCTAAGGATCGCGGCGAACCTAACACCGTGCTCTGATCTCATGAAACTTCCGAGCGCCCTGGCGTCGTCCCCGGTCCACTCGGGTTCGTCGACCCACTTGGTAAATCGAATAAAGTTTAACATTGCTCTTAGTTTTGTCATATAATTACCCCCCATGAACTGTCCTTGAATAACTTCGCAGCAACTCCATTAAGTCTTTGGTTGAGAGCATTATACACCTTTTCCATGTTAATGTCGTGACCGGCTAAGATGCCACCGCTCCTAACCTTTGGCTTCCAGGCGTCGATGTCTGCTACAACAGCTTCTGTCTGGTGGTCTCCGTCTAGGTATACGAAATCCAGAGACGCATCGGCAAACTTGCCGGAGGCATCTAGGCTAGTGAGTTTTAGGTGTGAAATATTTTTAAGATCTTTAATGCGGTCAAAATACTTTTTCTCAACCTCTGCCATATCCGCATTCGAAGCGTGATCGTCCTTGTCGTATCCATTCATCCATGGGTCAACCGTGACTACGCTTTTGAAATATTGGGACATGACCACCGCGTTCTCACCCGAGAATGTGCCAACCTCAACTGCAGATCCATTTACCCCAACTTCGTTTGCCCAGGAATATAGGGCGTGGAGTGCTTCCAATTGCCCCTCCGGTCTCATCAGTGCTATCACGCCATCGGTTGTGGCATCTCTGGAGGCATTTGTCCAGCCATTTCCGGAGGAGGCATTTGCCCCTGGGGCCCTTGCTGTTGCTGGCGTTGCTTCGCGTTGTTCATCTTCTTGAGCTCAGCAGTAATTGCCCTGGCAACGTTAGGATCAATCTTTTCCAGCGCCTCTAAGTGCTGAGTCAGGTGCTGTCCGATTGCCTGTGCAGTAGCCTGGTCAACCTGGCGGAAGCCCTTTTCCGCGGCCTGTTGGAAGTCAAAGATGATCTCGAGGTGGGCCTTATGATCGTCGGTAGGCTTGATGGAGATCGGGAAAGCGGTCGTCATCATGGCCGCAAGTTCCTTCGCCTGCTCTTCGCGTTGTTCCTGCTGGTTCATCATTGGGTCTTGTACCAAACGACGCACCAAGCTCGGATCGTCTAGCTCGAGCACTGACTTAACAAGTTCTGCCTGGTTGATGAACGGAGACTGTCCGAGCAACTGCATCCGGGCTACTGCCTTCTGAAGTTGGAATTGGCGGGTTTGGAAATCGTACCCACCCTTGGGCATGATCGAATACTGTTCGTGCAGTGCTTCCGGCGGGACCGTGCCGGTGTCTTCTGCATATCGATAGTTCAGATCCTTCTTGTCGTACTGCAGATAGATTGCCCAACACTGACGGAACAGGCGACCTAGCGACATTCGGAACAGGCGGTTCCTCAAGTCGGCTCCCGCGGAACCGGTGTTCACCAGTGCTTGAATCTCAGTGGCAGTTTTTCTGGAGCTACCGGGTTCCGAGGGATTGTTACCGACTCCAAAATCAATTGTTCCAACCCTCTGCTCCGCCTCTGCGCGTTCGTCGTACATTACGCGCATAAAGTCCATTGGAGGGGTGGTCATCTGAACCGGCTTAATGCCCTGGGGTAGGATCTGACCAGGTTGCATTTTCAAGTTAGCCATGTTCAGTGAGACAGGATTGTCCGCCTGGAACAGGGGACGGTTCGCAAGTTCCAAGAAGTCGAGCATGGAGTTCTTCAGCTTCGCCAACGTCATTTCGTTAGCCGCCAGGATCTCTGCAAGTCCGCGGGATGAGTAGAATCCGCCGTTGGTCAACTCGTAGCTAAATTCTGTAAAGGGACACTGACCATGCTTGTACGGAAGAACAAAGTCTTCGCGTACTGGCTCCGTCGTCGCTAAGGGCGAGTACGTCGCAACATTCCACTCGTCGTCTTCGTTACGAGTGTAAATCTCCCAAAGGATGATGCGGTCTGGGCGAGAGTCGTAGGTGATACCTTCGCGTTGGTAAACTGCCTGTTCCTTTTCGGTGTTGATGCCCTCAAACTTTGTTCCACGTCCGGCGATCCTTTTAACAAAATCCTCGTCCTGGTTGTAGGCCGCTACGCGCTTGTACTGCTCAACCGATAGAACCATGACATGGCAAAGATAGTCGGCGTCGTCCAAGGCGACGGTCTGGTCGGGTACAATAAACCTAGTCGGATCAATTGCCTGGAAGATGATCTCTTTCTTGCCCTCGTCCCAAATTGATTTTAGGACAGCCCGACCAAACAAGAGCATGTCGTCGATTAGTCTTACGATCTCAAATTGGAATGCGGTACGCTCCCGGATCTTGTAGTCGAAGTAGCGTTCTGCTGTGACTGTGAGCGGGACCAACTGTTGACGCATCGGAACAAACCCGGCGACAACATCGTTGCCGAGGGCTGAGTTAACGTAGTTGGGTTTAAGTCTTTCAATAATGCGATCAATCAAGGCGACGTGCATGTCAGCCGCGGTGGGCCATGGCTTAACCTTACGACGCATACCGAACGTACGCATTTCATAGAACTGCCTCTGCCGGGCGTCCCACGTTGCACGATTCTTTAGATCCCGGAGGATGCGCGTATGAAGTTCGTTATTTATTGGTTCCATTATTTCTTACCCTTACTTCGTATTCTAAATCGTTTACCGTGTTGATTGCGTCGTATGCCCAAGATTGTACGTCTGGATTTGAGGTTTTTACCGATTCAAACCTTGGGTCGTTGATCAGTCTGTCCGCGTTCCCCGACGTCCTCACTACGGGGCTCACGCTTGCGCAGCCACCAAGCACTAGTGCTAAAAGCACCGTCAATCCGGCTGCGACTCTCAGACCACTCTTTCTTGATTGCAGACTCATTGCGCTCACGTTCC